TTCTGGATTTGGTCAAGGTTATTGGGATGTTACTGAGTTTGGTTCAAATGACCCTGACTTTAAAGAGGTTATAAAGACGTGGAGAAAAAATGGTCATAGTCATTGGAATAAAACAAAAGGTTACGATGATTATTTCATTATTAAAGTTGGACAAAAACATGTTGATACTGAATTTGAACCTAAAAAGACTGAAAAAATTTCAGACATTAGGAATGAATTTAAAAAATTCAACAAAAACAAAAAACATACTAAGCAATTAGTTGCTAAAATTTCAGATGCGGTTGCAGTTTAATTTGCAACCCAGCTGTTTACTTTGGCTAGTTTTTATGATATAATATAACTATATTTAAATTAGGAGTACAAAATGAAAAAATTCAAATATTATTACCACATTAAAGGAGCATTAATAGGTGTGGCTATTGCTGCAAGTATGTCAGCACTTGCTTCACAAAATATGATTAATGTTAAAGACAATTATCGTGAAGTTGTTTATTTAGAACCATACACAGTCGAAGTGTGTTCAGAACAAGAAGTTATCATTGGAAATCAAGCAGATATAGTCAATGGAGCTTTTTGGGGTGCAATCTTTGGTGCAGTTGTTGGGGACGTGATAGATGAAGATGGTGGTAAAGTACCAGGTGCCGTTATTGGTGGAATGCTTGGAGCTAAAGATGCTGAAGGCAAATTAGCTAAAGGTACTGCTATGGTATGCAAATCTGAAACTCGTAAAAAATCTATTTCAGTAAATGAATACTCACATTCAACTATTTCGTTTGAATATGATGGTGTTGTATATGAACTTGACTTTATTAAAAAATGAATTTTCACAATATAACAAGTGATGAAATTGATAATATTATGAATCTTAATAATATGAAATTTAACGAAGCTGAAAACATAAAACAGTTAACTAAATATGTTGAGGGTACTTACTCTAAACATTATTCATCACCAAATGGTGTACAAAGTATGGATTTAATCTCTTCCTCTGGGTTGGGATTGGATTTTTGTCTTGGTAATGTATTAAAATACGCATCAAGATATGGTAAAAAGAACGGAGCAAATCGCGAAGATTTAATGAAAATCATGCATTATACTCTATTAGCAATGAATGAACATGACTTAAAGGAGTCTACATAATGAAATTTAGTAATGAAATGAAAGAAGTATTGAGCAACTTCCAAACAATTAATAGTAACATTGCTCTTGGTGAAGATGGTATGATTCGTTCGATGTCTACCTCAAAAACTCTTATGGCAAAAGCCAACATTGTACCGGAAGCCCCATACGTTTGGCCTTATCAATTTGGCATTTATGACTTAGGTGAATTCTTAAGTTGTTTAAATATGTTCGATGACCCTACATTATCATTTGATGAAAGTGAAAAATTTGTTAGAATTACAGATGGTATTACAACATTTAAATATCATTTTAGTGATATTAGTAGCTTAACAGTTCCAACAAATGATATTACTTTACCATGCGAAGACTTAATTTTTACACTTACGCATGATGAACTATCACAACTACGTAAAGCTTCTGCTACACTTAAAGCTAATCAACTTTGTATACGTAAAAATGACAGTGCAGCCTTTATTGAGTGTGTAGTTCTTGATAAACAGAATCCAACGTCTAATGAATATACATTAAACGTATCTAATTGTAGTATAAATACTACTGCAGAGTTTGATTTTGTATTTGATATAAACAATTTCAAATTCAAACCATCCGATGAATATATCTTCGGAATTGACAAGAAGCAAGTAGCTTCTGTAAAAGCTGGCAACACCAATTATTGGGTTGCTCTTGATAAAACAACAACATACAAGGAATAAATTATTATGGCAAAGAAAGAAGAATCAACTGAATTTAATAAAGAATTAGCTGATGCAGTAGATAATCCTGTTCCTCCGGCACCGCCGGCAGGTGATGGATTAAACGTTAGCGATATTCGTGCATGCGTTACAATCATTGATATTGTAACTAAACGTGGTGCATTCGAAGGTGCTGAACTAGCAGATGTTGGTCAAGTACGAAATCGTTTAGAAAAGTTTTTAGTTGCTGCAACTGCGGCACAAGAAGCTCAAGCTCCTGCAACTGAAGCCCCCGCTGAAGATGAAGTAGAAGCTTAAATTTTAATTATATTATGAGGTGTTTGTGGAAGAATTTTTATTTGTAGAAAAGTATCGCCCAAAAACTATTGAAGAATGTATTCTCCCTAATGGATTAAAAGATACATTTCAAGAGATAGTTCAAAAAGGTGAATTACCCAATATGATGTTCACTGGTTCGGCTGGAGTTGGAAAGACTACAGTCGCCAGAGCATTATGTAATGAAATGGGTTTAGATTATATGATTATTAATGGGTCTGAAGATGGAAACATTGATACTCTTCGTGGTAAAATTAAACAATTCGCAAGCACTATATCATTACAAGGTGGACAAAAGGTAGTCATTCTCGATGAAGCTGATTACCTAAATCCCCAATCTACACAACCTGCATTACGTGGGTTCATTGAAGAATATTCAACAAATTGTAGGTTTATATTAACATGTAATTTTAAGAATCGTATTATAGACCCTCTTCATTCAAGATGTTCTATATATGAATTCAACATTGGAAACAAAAGTAAGATGGCCGCTGCTTTTATGCAACGTCTTCAATTTATTCTTGATTCTGAAAACATTACATACGAAAATCAGGTTCTTGCTGAACTGATTATGAAATACATTCCTGATTGGAGACGTGTCATTAATGAGTGTCAAAGATATGGAATGAGTGGTACCATTGATACCGGCATTCTTGTTACTCTATCTGAGTCAAGTGTGAAGGAATTAATGAGCGATCTTAAAGACAAAAACTTTAAGGGTATGCGTAAATGGGTTACAGATAACATGGACGTAGAATCCGCAAAAATATTTAGAATGGTTTATGACAATATGATTGCATATGTCGAACCTACAAGTGTTCCACAATTAGTGCTTATACTTGCTGATTATTCATATAAAGATAGTTTTGTTGCAGATCATGAATTAAACGTAGTGGCATGTATGACAGAAATAATGTCACAAATTAAATTTAAATGATAATATTTTTAGCAATATCTATTCCGATAATAGTAATATTGTTATTAATATTCACATAGGAGACCAAGATGGTTGAACAACTGGCAAGTTATGCATCTATTATTGTCGCATTGGCTATGGTTAATGTGGTGTGGCAATTAGAAAAAGCATCTAAATTATTACACACTATGAGTAGGCTTTTAGCTGAAGCTGTGGACGAACACGAATGAGTCCATTTGAAATAATTAAAGCAATATCCTCTACTAAAGAGAATATATTGGAAAATGAGAAAGACTATAATGGATTTATGGTTAATCGTGGGTTGTCTTATTTTCCTGATACGGTGATATATGCAAATGAAATGAACAAATACCACCACCTAGATACCCGCCTGCAATTCGATTTTCTTATAAATATTGTTAGGAAGCGGAATCGTTTCTCCAAGTGGAATAAGTCTATTGAATCTGAAAATATCAGTGCTATAAAAAAGTTTTATGGTTATAGCAATGAAAAAGCTCGTGATGTACTTCCGCTTTTAAGTGATGAAAACCTTAAAATAATTAGAGGAAGAATACAACATGGCGGAATTCAACGATGAACTGGTTAATTGGAAACCAGAGATGATGTTAGAAGTAATATTGGCAGAACCAGATGACTTTTTAAAAATACGTGAAACATTAACACGTATTGGCGTAGCTTCTAAAAAGGATGCTAAACTATATCAATCTTGCCACATACTTCATAAACAAGGAAGATATTTTATAACACATTTTAAAGAACTATTCTTGTTAGACGGAAAACCTTCTAACCTAACAGAAAATGATCTTAGACGTAGGAACACAATTGTTAAATTAATGGATGATTGGGGACTACTTGAAACAGTTTCACCAGTAGGTGAAGTTGCAGCTTTAAACCAAATTAAAATAATATCCCATAAAGATAAAGCTGATTGGGAATTATGTCCAAAATATAATATAGGAATTAAATGAAACCTGTATAAATAAACTTGTAGGATGCCGTAAGGGCCTACAATTAACCGTAGTCATGGTGACTACATTTTTATAACCTTGCTATTTAATAGGAGGACAATTATGTCAAACTTAGCATTTAGAAACTTTCCGAGGGATACCTTCCTTGGATTCGAATCACTTTTTAATACATTAGAATCTATGCCAGCGCAAAATATGGAAGCTGCTCGTGGTTCTGGGTATCCACCTTATAATGTTATTAAACGTGATGATGGTCATTTTTTAATTGAAATCGCCGTTGCAGGTTTTTCAAAAGAGGATATAGATTTAACTCTTGAAAAACAAGTCTTAACAATTTCCGGTAAGAAACATACTGGAGCAGATACAAGGGAATACTCACATCGTGGTATTTCAACAAGAGCGTTTGAGCGTTCATTCACTTTAAGCGACACCTTAAAAGTTATTGGTGCCGATATTGTAGATGGAATGCTTGTGGTTATTTTGGAGAACGATATTCCAGAAGCGGACAAGCCTCAAACTATCAATTTAGGTGACTTGCCTAAGCACGCTAAAAAGCTGTTGCTAGGCTAAATACTAAGGAGCACTATGGCATATTCAGATCAAGTTTTAGACCACTACAATAATCCACGCAATGTGGGTAAAATGAATATTGGCGATAAGACTGTAGGCACTGGTATGGTTGGTGCTCCTGCTTGTGGCGACGTTATGAAGCTACAAATTAAAGTTGTAAATGACATTATTGAAGATGCAAAATTTAAAGCATACGGATGTGGTAGCGCAATTGCTAGTTCTAGTATGGTTACAGAATTGATTAAAGGTATGTCATTAGATGAGGCAAGTGAACTTAAAAATACGCAAATCGTAGAAGCTCTTAGTTTGCCTCCAGTTAAGATACACTGCTCAGTCTTAGCTGAAGATTCAATTAAAGCGGCAGTCAAAGATTATAGGAATAAAAATGAATGAAATTAGATTAGTACGTCTTACGACGGGTGAAGAATTATTATGCGAAGTACACGACAATAATGAATATAGGGTAACAGTTAAAGACCCAGTTTTATTAATACCAAACGATAAAAAAATTGGATTTATGCCTTATATGCCTTATACAGAAATTGGTATATTCGGACTTGAAATTAAACAAGAACATGTTATGTTTAATGTTCAACCAACTGACGAAATGATAGATAGTTATAATAAAATGACTTATAGAATTCAAGGAATTGAAAAACCAGAAATTGTAACATAAGCTGTTTACTTTAACCGTAAACTATGGTATAATATAACCTATGCCAAACCAACAAACGTTTTATACACACGCCTTCCGTCATGGTAAGGTAATCAAATATACAGGCTATGAGAATGGTAATAAAGTTTCATACACTATTCCATTCCGCCCGTCACTTTACGTAACAACCAAGAAAGCTTCTAAATGGAATGCTTTAGATGGCACCCCAGTAGAACCTATACACTTTGGTAGTATGAGTGAAGCTACAGAATTTATGAAGCAATATAAAGATGTTCCTAATTTTGACATATATGGAAATACTAATTATGTTGCTCAATACATTAATGAAGAATTTCCTGGCAATATTGAATGGGATCGTAGTCTTATTAATGTTACCTCACTTGATATTGAAACAAAGTTTGGTGAAGGTTTTCCTGATCCAGCTATTGCCGATCAGGAAGTAACAGCCATCACAACGAAAAACAATATAGATGATGTTTATTATACATTTGGCTGCGGCGATTATGATAAAGAAAAATCTATAATGCAAACGCATGAAGTTCGTTATATCAAATGTGGAAACGAAAGAGAACTACTTCATAAGTTTTTATATCACATGGCAAAAACATCTCCTGATGTTCTTACAGGTTGGAATATAGAATTTTTTGATATACCATATCTTGTAAATCGTATAGCAAAAGTGAATGGTGGGAATAAAGAGAAAATGTTATCCCCTTGGCGAATGATTGACAAACGTGAGGTACAACAACCATTTAGTACTAATACGCGTGTTAAATATGACATAAAAGGTATTACATGTCTTGATTATCTTGCAATATTTAAAAAGTTTGCATTTACTTATGGTCCACAAGAATCATATAAACTTGACAATATCGCTAATGTAGTTCTTGGTGAGAAGAAGCTTGACTTCGGTGAAGCCTCAGACTTAAATGAATTACATGACAATGATTATCAAAAATTTATTGATTATAACATTAAAGATGTAGAGTTGATTGACAGAATGGAGGATAAGCTTGGTTTAATTACCTTATGTTTAACTATGGCTTATAAAGGTGGTGTAAACTATGATGCAGTTATGGGGACCGTGGCGATATGGGATTCATTAATCTATAGGGATTTACATTCGCGAAATATAACAATACCACAAAACGAAGAATCAACTAAAGGCGCATATCCTGGTGGTTATGTTAAAGAACCACAAGTA